GGACATAATCGGCAAAGCTCTCGTTAGTGTCTAGTATGGCCTCGATCTGCTTTAGTTTCATTAGACTATTCTCCCTTTATTTCGTTTAGGCAACCCTCGCAGGTTGCGCCCCAAGGCTCGACTGTTGCGCCTTTAGTTATATCTTTAATCACGTCTCCGCAAAGATTACAGTTCATTAGATCTCGACCGCCTTCGATACTGCCTCGATCTGCTCGCCCATAATTCTTAGCGGCTCGTCTAATAGGTAGCTGGTTAGGTCGTAATTGCTTAACACGTAAGCAATAGCTTTCGCGTTATAACCTTCATTAAGTAGGCACTTTATAACTACTTTAGCGAGTTCTTTCTCTATTTGCTTATTCATATTCTTAGCTCTCTTTCGTGGTTGGTAGGTGATCCACTAAGAGAAAGATACGGCACTCTCCCCCATTACGCAACTCTTAAAGCAAGGTTTCTTTTAACTATTTGGGGCAGCTTGGGCAGCTATCGAGGGCGACCTCGACCGGTGGGGATCACCTCGACCGGTACGCCTTGGCCTTGGTAATAGCTCGCGGCCTGATAGCTCTACGGGTTGGCAGGGTTTGGGGTTGGATAGCTGCGAACTATTGGCTCGGCCTCGGTTGGTTGGCAGCTCATCGGGTCATCGGTTGGCAGGTTATCGGTTACTTAATTAGTTAGCGCGAGAGGGCTAAGGGTTGCCGAGGGGTTAGTCACCATTCTAGCCCGTAGCCAACTAGCCAACCTTTAGCCAGCAATAAGGGGCAGACAGTAGGCAGACAGGGGGCAATAGCCAGCAATACGGCCAGCAGGCCAGCAAAGCCGACCCCATATCGTTAAAAATAATGCTGCGTGTGTATATACTCCCCAAATAAATATATTTCCTAAAGTGAAAGCCCCTGAACTGGGGTTATGTAGTTAATAATAACTGTGACGCGAAACACAGTAGCAGATGCGGTAAACGGTCTAAATTTTCTGCCTTATATATAGTAGAGGAGCAAAGCGGGGTTAAGAAGCTTTGCGACGAAAGGTTGGCCTCTAACGAGGCCCCTAGGCCGAGTGTAGCTTTACCCCTCACTACGCTGTGGCTTGTTCGGGAGTTTACTCCCGCCTACGGCGGTTTTTAGTGGGGATAGTTCTATTAATATCTAGACCGGTATAAATCCCATATTCTGCCTGGTATAAAACATAAACCGATTCCGGCCGATTTTGAGGAGACCACGTGGCTGATAACTCAGCTGATATAGCCAAGCGTATTATCCTTGGTTGCGTAGCAGAAGGTATGACCATAGACGCGGCTTGTTCATCAGCCGGTAAGTCTATGAAGACTTATGAGTATTACCGTCGCTCCGATAAGATCTTCGCGGATAAAGTTGACCGCACCAGACTCGGACTTAAGGACAAACAGTTCCAAGGTGGCGACGTTCACGATATTGACTTCGTGGAGTTCAGACAGCGCTTCCTACACTCTAGGACCTTTGACCACCAGAAAAACATTGTGGATGTAATTGAAGGCCGTGAGCCTGGTTGGCTCCATCCTTCTATGAAGTTTGAAAAGGGTGTGGCTAATAATCGTATCCTGGTAAACATCCCGCCCAACCACGCCAAGTCTATGACCATCACGGTTGACTACGTAACTTGGCAGGTAGCACGCAATCCTAACTTCCGTGTGCTGATAGTTTCACAAACCCAGCGACTAGCTGCTGACTTTCTCTACGCCATCAAGCAACGTTTGACACACCCAATGTATGCTGATCTTCAAAGCGCTTATGCTGCTGGCGTAGGGTTTAACTCTAAGACGGCCTCTTGGCAGGCCACCCGCGTCACCTTTGGTGATGAACTCAGAGAATCTTCTGAGAAAGATCCAAACATCGAAGCCGTCGGCATCGGCGGTCAGATCTACGGCAAGCGTGCGGATATGATTATCGTAGACGATGCAGTGACTTTATCTAACGCTAATGACTTTGAACGGCAGATCAAGTGGTTGACTCAGGATGTTAGATCCCGTCTTAACCCTACCGGTAAGTTAATTATTATTGGAACTCGTGTTGCATCAGTAGACCTGTACCGCGAACTACGCCAAGAGGATCGCTACCCAGCCGGTCTTGTCCCTTGGACATATCTGGCTATGCCAGCGCTGCTGGAGCCAAACGAAGACCCCGACAAGTGGGTAACGCTCTGGCCTAAGTCAGATGCCCCTTTTGATGGGCAAGAAGAAAATGAAAAAGACGAAGACGGCCTATACCCCCGTTGGTCTGGTAAGAATTTATTTAATGAACGCCAAGCTATGGATACCAGCACTTGGGCGCTCGTCTACCAGCAACAGGATGTTTCCGAGAACGCGGCTTTTGATCCCGTCTGTGTCCGTGGCTCTATTGACGGTATGCGTAAGTCTGGCCGACTTGAGATGGGTCACCCAGGTCATCCTAAAGATTTGAATGGCTTTAGTTATATCTGCGGTATGGACCCAGCCATTGTTGGAGATACCGCTGTTGTCTGTTACGCGATTGATCGCGCTACCAGCAAACGCTACATAGTGGACGTAATGAAAATTACCCGCCCCTCACCACAGCAGATCCGCGACATTATCTTTAACTGGACTTCACTCTATAGTCCTAGTGAATGGATTATTGAAAAGAACGCCTTCCAGGCTTTCCTAACTCAAGATGAAGGTATCCGTCAGCACTTAGCATCTCGCGGAGTAATCCTACGTGAGCATCATACCGGTACTAATAAATGGGATACCGGTTTCGGTGTAGCTTCTATGGCTACCTTATTTGGTACCAAGCAACCAGATGGTAAGCACCATCGAGATAACTTAATACATTTGCCTAGCGATCAAACTGAAAACGTTAAGTCTTTAATTGAACAGTTGATTACTTGGACGCCAACTACAAAGGGTAAGACCGATATGGTAATGGCGTTATGGTTTTGTGAGATCCGAGCAAGAGAAATGCTCAACTATGGCCAGTACGCAACGCACCACTTAAAGAACCCGTTCTTATCACGGGCAGAGAAATCCAAAAGAGTTGTTGTAAACATTGATGAAATGATTGCAGCGCAAAACAAAACATTCGTATAAGGAGATCCCAATGGCATTAACACCAAGCTGGAAGACAGAAACTGTCGAAGAAGATTACATTGATAAAGGTGCTGTAACAACACCTCAGATCAACCCAATGGTAGACGCTAAGTACGCTGCCGCTAAAGCCGAAGCTGCTGCCGCTGATTTTATTGAGTGGCCAACTAATGTACACGCCGACGATAAGGGTATGTAACTATGGCTAGACCAGCAGAGTCAAATGGCAAGAAAGCCACACCGCCCAAGAAGGATGACTACACCTACGCTAAAGAAGTAGCCGGTCAACCAGCAACTACTCCTGAAGAAATAATTCAAAAGACCCGTGCCAAACTAGATAAGAAGTATCTTGAAGATAAGTACCCAGAATTAAAAGATGCTTCAACCCAATCTGGGGTTGTACGCCACAGAACTTATACTAAATTAGTTTAATAAGGATTCCCAATGCTAACAATTAAAGAAGTTACTGCAAAGGTAACTCGCTTACAGACCAAGTACGCTGCGCGTGATGGTCGTATGCGTGATGTCCTTTCGGTACGTCAGGGAGACATCTCGAAGGTTTATCCTTCTATGTTCTCAGAGGACTATCCAAAACCTCTAGTCGCCAATATTATTGACGTCTCCGCACGTGACCTTGCTGAGTCAATGGCTCCGCTGCCTTCTTTTAATTGCACAGCATCTAATATGGTCTCTGATACAGCACGTAAATCTGCTGATATCCGTACCCGTATTGCTAACTATTATGTAGATCGCTCTGAACTAGGTATCCAGATGTATACCGGTGCGGATTGGTACAACACCTACGGTATGTTAATTGGTCGCGTTGAACTTGATTACGAGAACGACAATCCAATTATGAAGATGATTAACCCATTTGGCGCTTATCCTGAATTGGATCGCTTTGGTCGTTGTCTTTCATTAACACAAATCGTTGGTATGGATGCCCAGACTCTGGCTTCCTTATACCCAGAGTTCTATAAAGAGATCGTAGGAATGAATCAGTTCACACCTGGTTCTCCATATCTATCTTTAGTTCGCTACCACGACAAAGACCAAGACCTGATCTATCTACCAGAGCGTAAAGATCTAGTTCTATCTAATACACCAAACCCAATTGGTGAATGTATGGTTCGTGTTGCTATGCGCCCATCTATTGATGGCGAAGCACGTGGACAATATGATGATGTATTAGGCGTTCAGTTAGCCAGAGCACGCTTTGCTGTACTTCAGGTACAGGCAGCTGAGAAATCAATCCAAGCACCTATTGCTATTCCACAAGATGTACAGGAATTAGCACTCGGCCCAGATTCAATTATGCGTTCGTCTCAACCTCAGAACATCCGTCGAGTTCCGCTTGATCTCCCACCTGGTATCTTTGCTGAATCAGGTGTACTAGAGCGCGAACTACGTACCGGTGCTCGTTATCCTGAGACTCGCGGTGGCAACACAGACGCTTCCGTTGTTACAGGTCGCGGTGTTCAAGCGCTACAAGCTGGTTTTGATACACAGATCAAGGCAGCACAAGCACAGTTCGCACGTATGTTTGTTGAACTTATTGCGCTTTGCTTTAAGACAGATGAAACCATCTTTGGTAATAAGATGAAAGAAATTCGTGGCGTTGACGACGGCACACCTTACACAATGAAGTACGTTCCATCTAAGGCAATCGCAGGCGATTACACAGTAGATGTTCGTTACGGAATTATGTCCGGTATGAATCCAAACAACGCAACCGTTGCGCTTCTACAGATGCGTAGCGATAAGTTGATCTCACGTGATTATGTACGTCGTGAACTTCCTATTGAGATTAACGTAACTCAAGAAGAACAAAAAGTTGATATTGAAGAAATGCGCGATGCCCTACGGGCTGCTATCGGACAGACAGCACTTGCTATTCCTCAGATGGTTGCACAAGGACAAGACCCAACTAAGATACTAATGTCATTTAGTGAAATGATTAAGGGTCGCCAAAAAGGTTTAACTATTGAAAATGTTGTGGAGAAAGCGTTTACGCCTGAACCTCAGCCAGCAAATCCAGAAATGGGTATGCAGCCCCCAGCAGCAGGGATGACTCCCGTCGCGGCCTCGCAGCCAAGTATGGTACAACCTGGCGGTGCAGCCCCTGCTGCTGGTGGTGCCCCTCAAGGCAAACCAGATATCGCATCATTGCTCGCATCAATCGGCGGCGCAGCATAAACTTCTAGGAGGTGAAATATGAATAAAGGATCACAAGCCCCAGCTCCAATGTCTAAGCCTATCCACGGCGCAGCAGGCGCAGGCGCTAAGGTAACAGGCGGCGACGTTAAGATGCCTTTCGCTGGAGCACCAAAGCCAGGTAAGAAAGTAAAGAAGTAAAAAACTTTTTAGTAAGGAGTACTGGGCGTGGATAATCACGAAGAAATACCGCGTCCAGTACGTCCTACTGACGGTTTAGTTATTCTTACCGAATTCTTTTTTAACCTCTGCCAAGTGATTACGACCCTAGCAGAGTCATTAATGGAATTATCAATTTATCATTCAAACAGAGAAACCAAAGTCCACAAGATGTGGAAAGGTTTTTCACAAGATTTAGAAACTATTCAGGAGGATACAGATGGCGCTTGAAGACGCTACTAACCCAATGCAGGGTGTATCAGGTCCTGGTCCATACGCTAAGCGTACAGATTTACAATACAGCCCTGATACTTATGGCGCAGGTGTTGAGATGGCCGCACAAAAGGCTGGCGCTCCACTTGCTACAACAGGCGGTGTAAAACTTTCACAGGCTCCAACAGTTGGCGGCAGCGCTCTTGCTGGTATTGGGCTATACGATCAAACTCAACGTCCTAATGAACCAGTAACACAAGGCGCAGACGTAGGCGCAGGCTTGGGATCTGATTCTTTAATGATGGCAAAGCCAGCAGATGACTCAGAGTTTAGAATGAAAATTGAATCCGTAAAGCCAGTGCTTGCTTATATTGCAGACCTGCCTAACACTTCTCCAGAAACTCGCGCTGCGATCAAAGAGTTATGGAATATGCAGTGAGTTTATGGAATCGAATTGGTGATATAGCTTCGACCATTGCTAAAAATACGGTCAAATTTGGTGGCGAAGTCCTCGGTGGTGCCGGCAGTGTTGCACGCGTTGGCTGGGATATCGGTACAGCGCCTTGGAATGATGCCGCTGAATACAACGGTTTTGCTAATACATTAAAGAATGCTTGGGCACCAGAGAGCAAAGACATAATTAAACCATTGGCATCAGCCGGTGGAGCAATTATGAAAGTACCTGGAGTTCAACCTACTCTTGAACGTATTAACTATATTAATCAACAATACATTCGTGAGCCTTTAACTACATTTAACCTTGTACAAGGTGATATCAATAGTGGTCGAGTACCAGTAACAGATATCTTTAATCCTAACGAATGGCGTAAAGCCTACACAGGCGCTCAAGAAATTTCATTTGGCCAATCAGTATTAGGTGTATACCGGTCATACTACGATCCAAAGTTTAATATCTATGACCCACGTGAACGCGAACAAGCCTTTAGCAAAAGCGCTTGGGGTAAAGGATTATCTGGCGGCATAGATACGCTAGCTCAGATCTTTGGCGATGTAACAATTGTTGGGTCTAAAGCCGGAGCAGCCCTTAAAGCAAGCAAGTTAGTAACTGGTGAATTAAAGAGCGCAGACATTGTTGCTAAGGCAGCAGAAGATATTACTAAAGCGCAGTATGGCGAAGTAAACCGTTTTACTAAGCCTATTCAAGATTTTACTGATAACAATTCTATCTACGCAATTAATCATCCAATGATTAAAGCATCAAATCAGCCAGCACTACTTGCTCATCTACTTGGTCAGTCTACTGATAAAGATACTACTGCTCTTATTTTGCGCACAGCAACTGGTGATCCTGCTGCTATGGATGAACTTGCGTTAGCACGTGCCGATATGAAAGATGCTTTAGCTGCTGCTCGTGGTGATTTATCGGCAGTAGACGAATATAAATTATTTTCAGCACCAGATGGAACTGGAATGATCCCATTCCTTAATGATAATCCTACTGTTATTGCTGAAGCTGAAGCAAATTATGCAGCACTTGCTAAAGCAGATACTTTATTTGCAAAGATGATGGGACTTGGTAAGGGCGGCGGCTCACTTGCCCGCACAACTGGTGTGCTTACTCAGGGCGTTGAAGATGTTATTGCTAAATCACGTTCTGCTCGTTTTTATGACAAGCCTGTTGGAACTGCTAGCATCGAAGTATTCCAGCCAACACCATTTCACCGTTTATACCAAAAGATTTCTTGGGCAGAAAATGAACGCCCTGCTGGCATAGTTGACTTTGACGATCCTGATTCATACAAAGAAGTTGTAGCAACTCTTGAGCGCTTGCGCACAAGCACCGCTTTGCCAGGCGTTCCTGCTTCAATAAAAAGAATCAATGTGCTTTCAGACGAACAAGCCAACTCTTTGCTTGATTCTTATATGGGAGCTGCTACCCCAGAAGCCCGTAGTTTGGCTATGCTAAATATCGAAGGCGCTGGCGTTCGTGCTATTGCAGCTAAATACAATATTGATGCAGAAATAGCAGATCAACTTTATAATACATATCAAGGTGCTCGCACATCTGGCATAAGGTCTATTAAAGACAGAGGATTTATGGTTGATCTTGATGGATCACCAATCTTAGTTCCGCAATTTGAATCTCAAACTGCTAACTATCTCCCAATAATGGATTTTGATTTATTAGATCGTCTATTAAAAGAAAACTCCTCAGCGCTTCAAGCGTTAAAAGGTGGCATAGTAAACCCAGTTATTAATTCTTTTGATATGCTACAAGATCTTTTTAAGGCTGGAGCACTATTACGCCTTGGTTATACAATACGTAACGGTGTTGATTCACAATTACGTATTGCCTCAGCTCTTGGTGCTATGACATCTTTGCGTCACTTAGGTCCTGGACTTAAAAACATTGTTAATAACTCAGTTCGAGTGCCTGCTCGTTTGATTGACACTTACTTACCGGTACACGATGGTATGTCAATTAAAAATGTGCAACAATCTACTACTGCTGTTGTTAGAGATCTTAAAGATCTTAAAACTAAGATTGCTGAAGGAGAAGCAAAGCTATCTTTGCGTCCTGATAATCTTGATTTAATTGGTGAAGTGAACACTCTTAAACTTCTTCAAGAAGAAAAGTTAGCAGTTTATAATCATTATACAGAAATGATTAATAAATTTGGAACTGTCACACCAAAAGACCGAATTGGTAATGGAACTTATGACATTACTACTAGCGATGGTACAACTTATCAATTATACGATGCCTTTGGTGGCCCATTAGGTGAGATGTTTAGAAAGATTGCCTCATCTGGTAATACTTTCCAACGTATGGTTGAAAGCAATAGCGACTTGTATGCTCGTAAACTTCAAACAAAAGGATACGGCGTAGTACGCCCTACTGATCCTGGTTACTTTGAACAATGGGCTCAAACTTTGCGTCAACAGTTTGGTAACTCTGCAGTTATTAAGAAACTTGCTGCTGGAGATAACCTAGAAAGCATTACTAAATGGTTAGTAGGATCTCCAGAGGGACGTGATCTGCGACGTCGTTTAGGCATTAAGTCTGAAGAAGCGGCAGAACACGTAACAAAGATCAAAGGCTTCTTTGATAACTACTTGCCTGAATCATCTGGCCTGAGAAGTTCTTTACGCACCCTTACTGCCAACGATTTACGTTCTGCTTTTCCAGATCCAACTACTTTGCCTATTATTCACGGCCACGTACTTGAAGAAGCCTTGTATAACACCGGCAAATTGAATGTACGTAAAATGATTAACGGAGCTTTCAAATTCTTGGGTACATTGCCTGAGGATACTTGGGCACGTAACCCTGTTTATATTCAGTTGTATCGCCAAGAGGCTCGCCGTCGTGTTGAGATTACCGCTGGACTTAAAGATGGAAAGTTAACTACAGCAGATCAAGAAGCAATTATGTCAGCATCTCACAAAGTAGCAGTACGTGAGATGAAAGGTATCTTGTTTAACATTGAACGCCGTACAAACTTAGCAACTGCTATGAAGTTTATTAGCCCATTCTTTTCAGCACAAGAAAACGCTTATAAAACTTGGATGAAATTTGCTGTTGCCAATCCAGCAATTATTAACCGTGGTTACAACGTATGGCAAGCGCCTAATCGTTCTAGCCTAGTAACAGATCAAGACGGTAATGTTGTACCAGAAGGTCAGACTTCCGGTAACGATGTTATCTGGGTAAGCGTTCCTAAAGTATTCCGTAATATCCCAGGATTGAACTCGCTTACTGAAATGGGTATTCCAAAGCAATCATTAGATATCATCTTTCAAGGTGGTATGGATGTCCTTTACAATAAAGGCAACCCAAATGTGTTTGGTGATATCTTCCCAGTAGGACCTTATGTAGCAATTCCTATCAGTGAACTCGTCAAGAAGATGCCTTCGCTAGAAGATTCTTTTAAGTGGGCGCTTCCTTATGGCCCAACAAAGGATATTGCTTCTGGACTGCTACCGGCTTGGGTAAATAAAGCACGAGCAGCTACTAATGAGTTAGATGATCCACAGTTTGCTAGAACCTATGATCTAATATTTGCTACAGAGCAAACACGCGCTCGTCGCAATGGTAAACCTCCTGTTAAGCCTGAAACTATTATGAGAATGACTCAGGATTACTGGAAGATGCGTATCGCTTCTAACCTGATCCTGCCGTTTGCTCCACGCTTTGACAGCCCGTACAAATTCTGGATTGAAAAATCTCGTGAGTACAAGCGCAAGTTTGGTTTAGAAGCAGATGCTAAGTTCCTTGATGACTTTCCAGAGTTCTTTGCCTTTACAGCATCTACTTCTAAGAACCCAGCAAAGGTTGACTATACAATCAAGGCTGTTGAGAACATTCAAAAGTATCCAGATCTGATAAATGAACTTGCTAACATAGAGCCAAAACTTATTGGAACTATTGTTAACGATAAAGACGGTTATAAGTTTTCTCAAGCTGCTTACCAGTATCTTTACAACAAGAATATTACTCCTAACTCAAGAGAAAAATTCTTATCTGCTCAAGACCCACTTGTTGCCCAAAAGGCCAACGAAGCAGAAAAAGGCTGGATTGTATTTAGCCAGTTCCGTGATGCGATTGACGCAACCCTTCAAGAGCGCGGCTTGACTTCTATTCAACAAAAAGGCGCTGAAGATTTAGCAGCAATTAAATCAGCAGTAATTACTAAACTATCAAGACAAACAGATGCTCAAGGCAATCCGGTAATTGATCCTAAGTCTGGACAGTTTGTACGTACAGCTTGGTATGACGACTACCTAGATTCAGATGGTTCTAAGACCAACCGAGTTGTAGCAGGTCTTGCCAAAATTATCGGTAATGAAAAATTTATGGCTGACAATTCCAAGAGCACAACTTGGAAGTCTGTTGGAATCTACTTTGATTTCCGTCAAGCAATTGCTGGTGAGTTATCTAAGCGCACAGTTAAATCAATTGATGCTAAGGCAAATGCTGATTTAAGAATTATGTATGATGCAATTGTTCGAAAGTTAAAGAATGACGACCCTATCGGGTTTGGATCATTATACGAAAGATTCTTGACTCAAGATCTAATTGTAGATAAGTATTTAACACCTCAGACTCCGAAGGAAAACAAATAATGGACTTGTATGACCTTCTTGTAAAACAAGGAATAATGACAAAGGAGCAGGCTGCTGCTGCTCGTGCTGCTGCTAATAAGCCTACTCCTACATCTTCGACGCCTGCTGCAACTCCAAAGCCTACAAGCAATAAATACCCAACAGTATTTAGTTCAACTGCTGCTACTGCTTTTATCAATAAGACATTCCAAGCGCAGTTAAAGCGTGATGCTACTGCTGCTGAATTAAAGTACTGGAAGCCTTTACTTAAGGCTGCTCAAACAGCTGGTGGAGCATCTCAGAGTTATGCTGTAAAAGACAAGGTTGGTATCCAAACTACTCTTACCGGTCTAGATGAAGAACAATGGCTTAAAGATCAGTTAGCAACAAATGTAGAATATAAAAAGACTCTTAAAGATGTTGATTACGCTGCTGAAATTAGCACAATCAAAGTTACTGATCCTAAATACTATGACCGCCAAGAAGAAAAGAAAGCCTACAACGATGCAGTTAAAGCTGCTGCAGGCGATGCCGCCAAGATTGCGGCTCTTAACGAAACAACCACCTATGGTCGCGGACTCAAAGAAATATTGTCTAACATCCAGCTTCAGGCCGAAAATGCTGGGGCAACTAACACTCCAGAGGAGCTAAATGCTCTTGCTCAAAAGTTATATGACAAAGGCGTAGATATTAGAAGTGCTGAAGCACTAGCCGAAATTAACAATGCTTTCAAAACAACTACCGGATTAGTTAAAGATCAAGCAGATGCGTTAACTAAACTTGCTGCTAACAAAAAGATCTATGACAAATTAATTGCTGATGCTAAAGGTGACCCAACCAAGATTGTTGCGGCTAATGAAACTACTGAGTATGGTCGTGGTCTTAAAGAGATTACTGCTGCTATACAAGCCAAGGCAAAAGATAACGGTGCCATTAATACACCAGAAGAACTAGCAACACTTGCTAAGAAAATATATGATAAAGGTCTTACCTTAGCCAGCGAAGAAGGTATTGCTGCTGTAGATGCTGTTCTTAAAACAAAGAATGGCTTAGTATCAGATCAGCCAGCCGATTTAATTAAAATTGCTGCTGATAAAAAGATCTACGACAAACTTATTATAGCAGCTGCTGGAGATCCAACTGCTATTGCTAACGCAAAGGCAACTACTGCTTATGGTCGTGGACTTGCTGAAGTAGAAGCAGCCCTAAAAGCGCAAGCAAAGATTAGCGGTGCTTCTAATACTGCTGAAGAATTAACAGCTTTGGCACAGAGTCTTTACAACACCGGAATTAAAGTAAACAGCAATGAAGGTTTAGCAAAAATCAATTCAACTTTTAAGTATGCTGCCGATGCTAAGACTGGTAAATACAGTGGAACAGCCGGAACTACTATTGCTGACCTACAGGCAACTGCTGTGGCTAACGGGCTTGACTTGCAAGGTAACTTCAAAGATCAAATACCTGGTTGGTTAAATGCTATTGCTAACGGCGAAGATATTAAAAACATCAAGCAACAAATACGTGAAGTTGCCAAACTAGGTCAGCCAGATTCTATTAAGAAGTTAATTGATAACGGAACCGATCTAAAAACTATCTACGCACCTTATCGAAACACTATGGCTAGCGTGCTAGAAATTCAAGATCCTAATTCAATTAAGTTGGATGATCCTACTTTACGTATGGCTATTACACCTAACGGTGAACTTAACCTTTACGACTACCAAAAGGCTCTACGTAAAGATAGCCGTTGGCAGTACACACAAAATGCTAACCAAGAAGTTTCCGATGCTACACAAAAAGTCCTCAAGGACTTTGGATTTATGGGGTAACAGATGGCAACAGTAGATCCATTATTTAAGCGTGACGCTGCCAAAGAAGCAGCAGCTGTTAAAGCTGGCAGAATTACTCAAGCAGAACTTGAAGCACGCGGCGGTATTAACGCCTCTGGTTATTATGGTGACTCTTGGGATTCTAAGAAGAACCTAAGTGATGCTGAATATGCTGCTGCTTTAGCTAAAGGTGGTGGCGCTGCTATTAACGCAGCAACTGCTGCTAAAACAAGCAACCTTGGCTTAGGTGCTGGCACAGATGGAGCTACCGGTACTACTGTAGCCCCTGTAACTCAGAATAACTCAGGACGTCAATCAGCATATGACACTCTTTACAATGAGTTTAAGAAATATGGTTTAACTTCTTTAGTAGAGTCAGTCAAAAATTTGATTACTGATGCCAACACTTCTCCTTCTCAGTTGTCAATTGCTTTACAAAATACCAAAGAATACCAACAACGTTTTTCTGCTAACCAAGACCGCATTAAGGCTGGTCTCCAAGCATTAACCCCAGCAGAATATATTGGGCTGGAAGATCAATACCAGAACATTATGCGTAACTATGGATTGCCCAATTCTTACTACGCAAAAGATTCCATAGGTACTCAATCTGGTTTTAGCAAACTTCTTGCCAATGACGTATCTGCTACTGAGTTAGAAGATCGAATTGCTACCGCACAACAGCGTGTACAGAACTCTAATCCAGAAGTTCTTAGAGCGCTAAAGCAGTTCTACCCTGATATCAGCAACGGCGATATTTTATCTTACGCACTTGACCCACAGAATGCTTTAACTAATATCAAGCGCAAAGTAACTGCTGCTGAAATTGGTGGAGCAGCACTAGCCCAAGGCTTACAAGCCCAAGGCGGCACAGCTGAGTCATTAGCCGGTATGGGAATTACTAAAGCCCAAGCGCAACAAGGTTATGTTGATGTTGCTCAAATGGTTCCTACTGGTTCAAAACTTGCTGATATTTATGGTCAACAGCCATACACACAACAGACAGCAGAGGCTGAAATATTTAACTCAGCAGGCGCAGCAGATGCTGCTACAAAGCGCAGAAAACTTTCTGAACTTGAGAAAGCATCATTCAGCGGCTCATCAGGAGTCGGAGCGCTAGGACGAGATAAAGCCGCTTACGGCATCACATACGGCCAACAAGGCCAGTACTAAATAGACCTACCACTAGAACCACCGGCCTAGTGGAGTGAAACCAATTCCGGTAGCAGAAGCCATATAGGTAATCCCCAGAACTATATGAGGTCTGCGATAACTTAACGAATGGGAGATGGACTATGTCCAACTACGACTACGAGGATGACGACGATACAGAATCAACTCTTGATTCTAATGATCTCGTTAAACAACTGCGCAAAGCAAACAAGCTAAAGGATAAAGAACTTTCCGATCTGAAATCTCAGTTCGAAGGTCTATCAAAAGCGCAAAGAGAACGAGCTATTAAGGACACCCTCGAAGCTCGCGGAGTGAATAGCAAAATTGCTAAATTCATTCCATCGGACATTGACCCAACTGAGGAGTCTTTGTCTAAGTGGCTTGATGAAAACGGCGACGTTTTCGGATATCAGGCTGCTGAATCCAACCAGAATAATGTTGATCCAGCGCAAGCTGCAGCATATAAGCGAATGAGTAATGCTACTGAACAGGGCCAAACCCCTGATGCTTCAGATGACATTCTTCGTAAACTTATGTCTGCTAATTCGAAAGAAGAACTTGACGACATCATCAGAAGTTCTGGACTCTAA